TGTTGAATGGTTCGTGAATAAGTATCTACCACGTCACAAACTTGAAATTGTTGTGCATCATCGTGGACTACTTCGAGAGCGTGCATATGGTTTTTGTACTGTAATGGACTGTGACTGGAGACCAAGATCTTTTGAAATTGAGATGCACAACCGTCTTAATGCAGAAAACTACACCAGCACCCTCCTACATGAACTCTGGCACGTTTATCAACACGTTAAAGGTCATCTTAAGGATAAAGGAGAGAAACGCTATTGGAAGGGCATAGACCACTCTCATACGGACTATTCTGACCAACCATGGGAAGTAGAAGCAAGAGAAATGGAACGTAAGTTGTTTCATTGTTACCTAGGTCTTGGTCCTGAATCACATGGAAAGGGAACACCATTTCCTAACCGCTTGACAACATCTTAAAAACCCAGTAGAATACCTTTGCTGGGGTTGAAGAGAACTTTATAGATTATTTTAAGAGATAAAGTTACTCACCTCTAAACTGTTCTATTATCGTAGGTACAACACTTTATGAGCATCACGAAGACCAAAACTGAATTCATTTGCGTTAAACCTAAATCTAGTAAGGCAAAGAATCGTTTTGCCAATATGATGAACAGTCTTCATTCTTGTAGAGTGGAGAAGCGAGAGAATGGTAGAATGTTTCTTGCTTCTATTTCAGGAAAATACTTTTTCTGGATGAATGAAAGCGCAGATGACCACTGGGAGGTTCTAAAATGAAAGATCAGTATGTAATTGATGACGGAGAGTCTAAACAAGATAAATGGAATCGAGGACTTGATATTTTTATTGAGTCGGTACATAAACCAGATTCAGCACTTCGTCAATGTGCTCACAACCAGAAGTGTTATCATGAATTAATGGATGTTCGTGAAAACGTTCTAAAATATCTTCAAGACCTTCGATGGAATTGAAGAATCCTATTGTCCCTGTAATGATGTTCCTGGGTGTCATTTTTGCCACCCTTTGTGTCATCATTGCAGGGTATTTTCATGGAAACATGCACTTACTTACTACACTTAAAAATGCTATCAATTCTTAGTGCTATTTTAGCAGTTACTTTATGGGTTCAAGTGCCACAATGGTCTGATGACTGGTCACATTGTGCTGTAGATGTTCCAGATACATCATGCCATTGGTATATTGTAAACGCAGATAACACTTTTGGTGAAGGATTTGACTGGGAAAATGCTCCGTGGTATTCTATTGAAGGTTTAGGTGATATTGCAGAATTGCACGATAATGTGTTAGAATCTGGTCATCAATATACTGTGGATAGTCTCCAAAATGGAACTCATACGACCAGATGATGATCAATACTTTGAGCAAACATGCTACAAAGATTATGATAGGCATCATTATAAAGTAGTCTCCAAAAATGGTGAATCTATAGTCGTTGGTGACTATATGATGGCACGAGAAATATGGTGGAACAAGAAAATGTTTCTTTCTCATATTGAAGTGTTAGATGTAAAAGTAAAACCAAAGACTAAAGGTTTCAAATGAACTTCACTCCACAAGAATTAAAGTATCTAAAGTATGTTCTATCTTGTACCACTTCTTATACTATTGCTAGAGGTGAGCAAATCGATTTTCCAGGGGTGAAACATGAAAGACTAAAAACCAAGATAGATAGTTTATGTCACAGAATGCATCAATAATGTATGAAGAACTAAACTGTTTTGAAGAAGCACTTAAACACTTCGGTACAAGAGTTGAAGTTATTTGTGCTATGGAACTATCGAAAAGATTATCATCTGAAGATGCCTATCAAATGATTAAAGAAGAACTCAAAGAAGTCAAAAAGTGTCGTAAACAGTTCAAAAAAGATGGATGCTAAAGAATATAAACACCAAACTTCAGAGGAGTTTGAAAACATTTGGAAAGAAATGGAGGAGATAGAGCCATTAACTCCTCCAACAGTAAAAGTTACTCACCTTGAAACTGTCCTTGTAGTGTAAGCACACAACCAAAAGATGGCAACTCGTTCACGCATTGGTATTCAACTCAAAGATGACTCTATTCTTTCTGTTTATCATCACTGGGATGGTTATCCTTCTTGGTTGGGTCGGATTCTCAAAACGCACTACAATACGAAGGAGAAAGTTTCCGAACTGATTGACGGTGGTGATATGTCATCTGCTTGGACTAATGTTGGTTGGCAGAATGAAACTCGCTCAGAAAGTGGTCCTATGTATTACTCTGAGCGCGGTGAAAATTGTCCTCCTAGTCTGATGACAATGAATGAGTATTTGGATAAGAATAATAATGAAGAATATGCCTACATTTTCCGCAACGGTGAGTGGGTATGTTATGATATGAATGAGTTCAATGACAACGAACCTGAAGTTGTCGAAATTCCTGAAGGAGCACTTAAATGTTGAATTTAGAAAACATGACACATGAACAAAAAGAGTCCTTAGCAGAAGACTGTGAGGACTATTTGTTACATCGTCACATTCCTCTTCATTCACATTCTTACGATAACATCATCAACCAAGCGTTGCGTGAAGGTTATCAAGTTAAAAAGTTCGACCGTTTTATCAACAAACCAAAATGACTCAGCAGGAAATGGAAGCAGCAGCACAGGAATTCTGGGATGAAGTAGAACGTGAGGCAGAAAAACTGGAAGTTACTGTTGACTATTACATTGCGGAGTTCTTTTCTTCATGAATGAGGAAACAAAACTTCTACTTGCTTTGTATCAAGTAGATGGAATCACACAACTTACCAAGGATAATGAATATAAACAATATCTTTGGTGTAAACTGTCATCTATCAAGTGTGAACTAGAGAGACAACTTGCCAACTTGACTAACACCAACATCTATACTAAAATCGAGGAGTAATTTACACACAACGATGACACAAAAGTTTTTCTACATTGTTGACCACTTCATTCCTTTCCCTTCGAGTGAATATGGTGGTCTTTGGAATGTAATTGCTGAAAGTGATGAGGAATGTTTCAACCTTATTACTGATACTGACGATGGTTTCAATCAACAATACTATGGAAATCTTCGTGAAAACATTTTGAAGTCACGCACTTATGCCTTGGCAGAAGAAGTCGAGTCAACAATTGTTGAAGAGTTTACTACCTGAGGTTATGGAAGAAAAACTGTATCGAATTGAAGAACTAGAAACAACTGGGTGGACTCTTTTAAATTCTACTGATGCTGGTATGAATAAAGATCAAGTAACTAAACGCTACAATGAACTTTTGGATGAAGGCATTTCACCAAATCGTCTAAGGATTATTAGAGAACAATGAAACCTGACATGACTATTGGGTGGGAGCATCATCTCAAGAACAGAAATGTATGGGCAGTTGAAGTAGAACTTGCAATGCAAGATACTCCAGGCGATGAACAAATCATCTATACTGTTGAAGTATTTGTAGTAGCACCCACACAAGCATTGGCACAATATATTGTTGCTACAATGTATCCAGAACACGCATCAATTTCCGTTGCAGATGAACCCTGTGAACCATCTAGAACTCCCCCCTTCATTTCCGCATGAACCACCTGAAAACTACACTTACAAAGTTGAAGAGTTTCGACGTAATGTTTTACGCATTTGGTGTTGCAATCATTTTAAATTCACTTTCAACGGCGGTAGTCCTGCACAAACTATTTGGGGATTCTACAACACCAAACAGAGAACCTATTATGCGCCTATTAACTCCACCAAGTGTGGAGATAAAGTAGATATTTCTGATACACGCCCATACACTGCAATGCAGTTGAATCTAAATCCATTAGAAGCGGCGTTTCTATGACTCACTACATTCCACAATTAAATGACTATGTTGCATGGAAAGAACATGAGGGTTGGGTGTATTTTGCTTGTTCAGAATACATCAGTATTGAACTTAGTGTAAAATGCAAGGATCATGAAAACATAAAAGACTGTCCCATTCATGAAAAAACTCATTGCTTACTTGTGTGTCAAAAGTGGTATTGGGACGAGTTAGAATATGTTAAAACTAGAAAGAATAAAAATGCAAGAACTCTTGAAGATATGGAAGTATTCGTTAGGAAGTTTTAGCGATGATAAAACAGAACCATATGATAACTATGTGGTTCTCATACGCAGCATTATATTTGTTTCTTATCTTACTACCAATTGTTTTATTGTCAGCGGAGTAATTCGTCACTGGAATGAAGTACCAAGTTATCTACCAACAACCGAAAAAGAAAGGATTTGCAACACAGAAGGCAACATTCTTTAAAATTGAAGATGCAGTTTTTTGGGAAGAACTGATGAAAAAAAATGGTTGCAAAGACTTTGAAACTCATGTGAGTTAAATATTACTCACCTCTAAACTGTTCTATTAACGTAAGCATCACACATATGGACTGGTACGACGACATTCAAGTTGAAGAACTTATCAACTTTGACCATCAAGAAGAAGACCTTGAAGATCTTGTAGAAGAAACTCAAGACTTCAGCATGAAAGACTACCTCAACTCCAACATTGATTACTGAAATGAATTTCCCTACTGATACTGTCAACGTCCTGCCTCATCTTCGGGAACTGCGTAAAACTTGGAAACTGCAAGATTTCAGGTTGACTAAAGAACAACAGCAAGAATATGATATGTTGTTGCAAGCAAGGCGAGAACGTGTTGCATGGTTTTATGAAACAAATCGAGTGCAAGTTGGTCCTAAAGTGACTAAAGAGAAGGAAAAAGAAGAAGAACAGGACGGTTGATAAACTGCCCCTCGGTGCTTGACATAGTAGCATCGGGGGGTTATTATCATAAATAATGAAAGACAATCACCATTCACTGATGAAAACTTTCGCTCAATTTGTTGCTGAAATCTATGACAAAGATGTCATGGACCGTTCACAAATTCGCAAAACTGGTGAAGGTGGTAGAATTGGTGCAGATAGACGCAAGACAGACCCCGAACGTCGCAGAATGAAAGCGATCGGCGGAGGTAAAATGGCACCCGTTGGTGCATATAAAGATCGTAAAGATATTGGCACTCAACGTCAAGTAAGCACACGTCAACAACAACCAGAAAAAGAACGTGGCAGTGCTGAAGTTAAACAATCGTATGCAGATAAAGTAAAAGCAGAAAGAAGAGCAGCAGCAAAGGCTAGAATTGCTGCAAAAGCATCAGGTGGTGATACTACCAAGGCAGCATCTGCTGCAAAGAAAGCATCTAAAGATGCAGAAAAGGAAGCAACTAAACTGTTAGCAACCAAGAAAAAAGAAGAAAAGAAAGCATCAACACCACGCCGTAAATGGGAGCATGAAGGTGGTGGTGGAATGACTCGCGCCGAAAGAGATAAAGCAAGAAATAAAGAGAAAGGTGCATCATTGAAAGCAAAAAAAGCAGAACTCATTAAAGACTTCACTGAAAAGAATGGTCGTCCTCCTAAAGGTGTAGAACGCACAAAACTTCTTGGACTGGCACACAAAGCAGTAAAAGCAGGCATCTGATTGTTACTCACCTCTAAATTGTTTCTGTAGTGTAAGCAGAACTTTTCATTATGCAAAAGGAACTCACTGATACAGATCGTTTAGATATTGTTGAAGATCATTTGGAATACATTGTAAAAATGTGTGAGCATCACTTCGATAACGGAGATGATACTTATGCTGGAGTTTTGTACGCTGAATATAAAGAATGGTTGGAAACAGGAGAAGATTATATTGTTGCCTGGGCACCATACCTTAACAACTAAAACATCACCAAACACCTCTACAAGCGCCTCTAACATCATGGAAAAGGTTTCTATTGACTCTGACATCCTCCTGCAAGTAATTGAACGTTTGGGGGATGCAGTTAATGTTTGTCACACTGCACCAGAAAATCCAAAAGAAGAAGGTTATCCATACGCAACAGGATATTCTAGAGCAGCAATGCAAGGAGTTATTGAAACTCTCCAACAATATGTGGTAGAATAAAAGTTACTCACCTCTGAACTGTATTATTATTACAACTGACGATATTATGCTCACTCTTCGTCCTCATCAGGAACGTATTATTGACCGTCTGCAAAGTTATGACAAGGGTCAAATTATCGTTCCGACTGGCGGCGGCAAGACTTTGACCATGATTCTTGATACTCAGCGTCGTCACGATAGTATCAACAATGGAACGACAACTGTTGTTGTTGCTCCTCGTATTCTTTTGGCAGAACAACTTTGCTCTGAATTTCTAGAAGTAATTGATACCGCCAACACTCACATCATGCACGTTCATAGTGGCGAAACTCACCACTATTCTTCAACTAAAGCAGACAAGATTCACATGTTTGCGAGTGTTGCACGAACTGCTGGCGAAAATGTAGTTATCTTCACCACATACAACTCCTTGAATCGTATTCAAGAGGCAGATATTGAAGTGAATACTATTTACTTTGATGAAGCACACAACAGTGTCAAACGCAACTTCTTTCCTGCTACTGAATACTTTGCAGATGAAGCAGACCGTGCATACTTTTATACTGCAACCCCAAAACATTCTCTGACTGTATCTAAACCAGGCATGAATTGGGGTTATGTTTATGGTCAGGTTCTCGTGAATGTTCCTGCTCCTGAGTTGGTTGAAGGTGGTTACATTCTTCCCCCTAAAGTTGTTGTGAAGCAACTGCCAATGGTGAAGGGTCGTAAGGTTGTATTTGCTGAAGATGCTGACAACTTGCTGGAGACTATTGATGACAACAACATCGACAAGACTCTCATTTGTGCTCGCACCACAAAGCAGATTGTGGGTCTTATTTCTCAGTCTAACTTCTGTGCTGAACTTGCACAGCGTGGATATTCTTGGATGACGATTACATCGAAGACTGGTGCAATCATTGATGGTAAAAAAGTCAACCGAGAGCAGTTTTTTGAAACTCTAAATGCTTGGGGCAAAGATGCTACCAAGAAATTTGTTGTCATTCACCACAGTATTCTGTCTGAAGGTATCAATGTGTCAGGTTTGGAGGCAGTCATCTTCATGAGAAACATGGATTACATTGGTATTTCCCAAAGTATTGGACGAGTCATCAGGTTGGGTGACAAATCTAAAACATTTGGTCTAGTTTGTGTTCCTACATATGACCCCGTAGGTATCACTACAGCCCGCAAAGTGCAGGCAGTTGTTGATACTGTCTTCAACCAAGGTCAACCTGCCATTTCAGAAATTAGACGCTAAATAATACGAACTTTGCCAATAGCAAATGGATGATGTCTTCGAGTCTCTGAAACACACTGAAATGCCTGAAGGGGAGTTTGAATATGTAAACTTTCCATGGAATAAAGGTAAAGCAGGCACTTACACTAATGGTCCACATAGTAAAGAACGCAAAGAGGCAATTAGTATGGCACTGAAAGGAAATGTTCCTTGGAATAAAGGAAAGAAAACAGGACCAGTCAGTGATGAAACTAAAAGAAAAATGTCTGAATCACATAAAGGCAAAGAACCTTGGAATAAAGGTATCAAAACTCCTGAAGAGATAGCGGAGCGAAAGAAAGCATATCGCAAAGCATACTATGAACGCACCAAGAAATGAACTACACCAAAGCACAACTTATTGACGCACTTGTGGCAGAGTGGGAATATCTTTGTCATGATGATCCTGACCCTGATGATCAAACTCCTGAAGAATATCGCGAAGACCTAATAGAAATGTCTATAGATGAGTTAGTAGAAGAAACATCTACTGATGAACATTATACCTTGGAAGACTACATGGAGAACTGGGGATGAAAGTAACACAAACTAAAACCACTATTCTAGACACCAAACCTGTTGAAGAGGGTTTTGTTGTTGGCAAATATGATGACCCGATGATGTATGCTGCTGTACCTATTAGTGGTAGCACTACACAACTTGCAGTAGTTCATCAAGCAAATGTTCTCAAAGTCTGTCGCAATCGTCAGTCTGCATTGAACTTTATTGAAAGGCACCGTAAAGGTAAGTCAGTAGCAAAACTTCCACTCAAATAAAGTTACTCACCTTGAAAGTGTATGAGTAGTGTACCAAACAACAAACCACATGACCGAACGTCCCGAAGTTCTCCTGTCCCGTGCAGATTACATCGAAGACATCAAAGTTCGCTGGCAAATTCACACTTATGAAGTGAAAAAACTGCAAGATGATATTTCTCTCTTGCTGAATGTTCTCATCGACAAAGCATATTACACTGCTATCGATCGGTGATATTGAGAGAGGGGCAACCCTCTCTTTTTTTATTGTTACTCACCTCTAAACTGTTTTAGTAATATGAAGAACACTCATTTGCAACATCCAGAAGACTCTATTCTGACCGGAGATCTTTCTGTTCTTGACTGGTTTTCTGCTCCTAACAGTTTTATCAGCACCAAAATGGATGGTGCTCCGGCAGTAGTTTGGGGACGCAATCCTGCTAATGGAAAGTTTTTTGTTGGCACCAAAAGTGTCTTCAACAAAGTAAAGATCAAAATTGCTCATTCTCATGAGGATATTGATACTTTCTATGATGGTAAGGTTGCTCGCATTTTACATGCCTGCTTTGATTGTTTGCCTCGCACAACGTTTATTGTTCAGGGTGACTTCATTGGTTTTGGTGGTAGTAACTCTTACCGCCCCAATACTGTAACTTACATTTTTCCTGAAATTATTGAGCAGGATATTATCATCTGCCCTCATACTGTGTATGGTGGAGGTAATGATTTGCGAAACGTAAGTGCATCTCCTTTGATGAATGAACTTACCAGCACTTCAAAATGTTTGTTTGTGCAACCTGAAGTTGCATTACATCCACATCGCGAAGATATTGCTGATATTTGTGCATTTGCCAAGCAAATGTCTACGCTATGTGAGTTTGTAAGCGAGAGCAAAGCAACAACTATCAAAAAGTCTATCAACACCCGCATTCGCGAGGGTCAGACCATTTGCGAGGATGAAATTGCACAAGAATGTGATTGTGACATCAACCTGCTACGTTTGTGGAAGTTGGTATCAACTATCAAGGAAGATCTGTTCATGTTCATTGATGAGCAAGATGATATTGTTTGCCTGATAGGTAACAACGGCACATTGCATGAGGGATATGTTATCACCAACCAACATGGCATGTTCAAGGTTGTTGACCGTCAAGAGT